AGCCAGGCTTCTTCAGTTCTAAAATCAATTAAATCATTACCTTCATACCAAGCAAAGAAAAATGATGGGTCATTTACTTCACCGCTTACAATTCGTTTTCCATAATTGTAAAGGTCATAGCAAAGTGAATCTTTACCGCTTGAATCTACTTTTACACCAGCAGTGGTAATTGCTACCAACATCGGGTCTTGTCTTGCGCCCATTGCTAGTGACATTACATCAAAGAGTTCACGATTTGGTTGTGCGTGTAATTCGTCAAAGGCTACAAAGGTTGGCGATAGACCTTCTTTGGTAAATGCTTCAGCCGATAGCGCTCGATAACTTGTGCCATTCTTTGGGTTGTAAATGGCATCGCGATAGACCTGCAAGAATTGCAATTCAGGTTCTAATCGAATCATCTCTTTGACAGTGCCAAATACAATCTTGGCTTGGTCACGGTCAGCAGCACAAGAATAAATCTCGCCACCTTGTGGTCCAAGAACTAGATGTTCTAATGCCACAGATGATAGCCAGGCTGATTTACCTTGCTTGCGGGGAAGGCCAATCAAGGCAATCTTATGTTTTAACTTGCCATTTTCTTTGACAGCAAATAGATTGCGAGTTAATTCCTTTTGCCAATCGCGGAATATCAATGGCTCGCCAGAATTACCTGCAACTGAATCTTTAGTTATCTTGCAAAGTGCTTCGGCGAAGTCAATGACATCATCACCGCGAGAGCCTTGATATTCGTCTGGTGACACTGCCGAGATGTATTTCGGTGGCCATCCCCCAATGGCTGTCATTACTTATCCCGTTTATTTCTTCGCGCTAACAATTCATCTAAGGCTGATGCCTTTTGAACTTCAGCAACACCAAGGCGTGAACGTGATGTCGGGTCAAAGCCTAAAGCCGCTAATGATTCACGAAAGGCTTTATTGACTGCTGTGAATGCGCGTGCATCTGCTGCTTCAAGTGTTGCCATAAATTTATTTTGAGCAGCGACGTTTGCATCAGCCAATCTGCACGCTGCTTCAACTGCTTGCATATCTGAATCAGGCGAGAGCCAAGTGATTGCGTGCGCCCAAGCGCGTTCCCATAATCTTGCGCCTTCTGCTTGAAGGTACGCAGGTGTTGGTGGGATTTCGCGTGCCATCGCAAGCGGCGTCACGCTGGCCAACGCAGGCAAAGGTCGCTGGCCTGGGTTGCCAGTTGCTCTTTTAATTTCATTTGGTTTCGGTGGTCTGCCCGCTGTCATTTTTTCCTTTTCAAATAAAAAACAAAATAAAACTGAGTTTCATAATTTCGCAGAGATGTGCGTTGCCAGGGCGTCGGGGTAGATACACGCTCAAGCCTATGAGGATTTTAGGCGTACGGGAAGATGCCACGGGGGGGTGTTCTATCTATCGCCTTTTTCGCTATTGCATTTTCTGCACAACACTTGCAGGTTCGATATTTCATAACGCAATGATGGGTCCAGGTCCACCAGTGGAATAATGTGGTCAACTGTTAAATCTTTTGTTGCTCCACATTGTTTGCACCAAGGATGAATGGCACGAAGTTGTTTAGATAACTTTCGCCATTTGTAATCATAACCTTTATCTGACCTTGAAGGTCTAGCCCTCTCCCGTACCCTGCCACACGGCTTACATCTTGACGCTCTTACTATCACACCGCAATCAACGCAAGGTCTAGGAAGCATCATCGTGTTTAACAAGATATTCAATCGCCATTGCAAGATGTGATTGGCTATCCTTAAAGAATCCTAAACCTGAATTACATCTCCAACATAACAATCCACGAATCTTTAATGTTTCGTGATTGTGGTCAATGATTAACTTCTTATTAATCTCTTGAGCAGTGATGCCACATATTGCACACGCATTGTTCTGTTCATCGAGCAATGTTTCGTAATCTTCACGATTACCATTGCGAACAACCTTCCGATGAATCTGCCGACACGTTCTGCATATGTTGTGTCTTTTGTTTTCAATTACATTTACAAATCTAAAATTATCTAATGAGAGAACTCTAAGACATTTACGGCATTGCTTAGTGTCCTCATTCGATGTCCTCATCTTCTTCATCATCCATTTCCAAACCGAGTGAAGCCATTCGGTCATTGATAGGCAATGACATATACATCGTCAATGTGGATTGAACTGCTCTTGAGAGCAGAGTTTCGATTGCATCAAAAGGCAATGATTCATCCGTTGATAATTCTGTCTCAACTTCACCAATACTAATTTGAATGTTTAGCATCCTTTGATTTCCAATCGTGTGTCTAGTAGTTCATCTATGAACTGCTCAACAATCTCACGTTGTTCGCTGGAGAAGTCTGACTTGTTGCGAGTAACCGCTGCGTGGAACAGGGCCTCATCTATCTCTTTAATTTGACTGGAGATAGCAGAATCTGATAACGATAGTGTACCAGGTTCTTTTGACAACATTTGTCAAATCTTCTTAGCATCAATGATGGCCGAGAGGTCATACATCTTGCCACGTCGTTCGATGTTGAATTTCCTAATGATTCGATAGATTTCTCTTTGGGTCATCTGTAACCAAAGGGCAATGGCTTCTACATCTAGGAAGAACTTCCTATTTGGATTACTCATTGCCAATGCCACCAATCTCAAGACAGTCCAACTTTGTTTGCATCCAAAGCAAGTTACATCAGTGTTTAAGTTCTCCACATCAATGACTACAAACTTTTTGCAATCATCAGTCGGACAAGGTATTCGCCTGACTTGTTCTTTGAATTGCTTTGCGGCTGCCCGACCCTTTGCGTGCAACCCCAAAACTTCCCCTACGAATTCTAAGGCCCAGACCTGCGACATTGACCATTCCAGGTGGGTCAGATGAAAGTCACAGGTTGCCTGGACTTCAGCCTCAATAGTTGGTTCGCGTGGCACCAGCGCGGGCGGGGTCAGGCGCCTATCCTCACGGATGACCTTCTCCCAGGAATGAAAGATGCTTAGTAAGTCATTTGCCATAACAAAGTCCAGGGCATTGACGTTTATCCCAATCGAGCGTTCGGCGCTGACAATGCCACTGCCCGTGCGCCCTGGTTGCAGGAAGAAGCCTGCTTGCCAATGAAGTTCAGGTAACTCTGCTAGTGCAGCCCTTACCCGCGCCATACATCTGATGCAGGCTGCCTTATCCTTAGAGTGACGATTGCAGATGACACATTGCATTAGAACGGAACTCCCTCTGATTGGCTTCTGGCTTTGATTGGTTCTGCCCAGTAATTAGGGGCGCTCTCTATCGTCTCAAACAAACTCATATTAGAACAATGATGCTCTGCCAGAACCACACGGTCTTTACCTGGGGTAGCCCATCTGATTCTGTTAACCGACCTTTCAACCGCTTCAAATGAGACTCTGGTTCTATGCGCCTCAAATGTCTGAAGCCCTGAAATCTTCTTGATGATTTCTTCCTCAATGGTCAGCCGCTCCTTACCCAATACTTTGGCAAAGCCTGCCCAAGAGATACCTGACCAGACAACGGCGGCGCAACGATTACATATGATGGGTTTGAAATCTACAGTCATATTACAAACCTTCCCGCCGCTGAACCGAACCGAACCTGAACCCCTCTAAAGAGGGGGTTCAGAGGTTCGGTTATTCGGTGCTTTTGCCAGTTTTTATAGGTTCGGTCAGGTTCGGTTAGGTTCGGTTGGTTATTCATCAGGATTCCAAGCATTAACATCATTTGCAAGAAAAACAGATTTATGACAAAACAGATTCTTTTGTCCAGCCTGACGGACACCAACACTTCCTTTGGCAACAAGATAATCAAGAGCGGTCTTTACCATATCGCTACCCATCCCATTGCCTTCCTCACGAAGTTTGCGTTTGATGTCATTAAAGTTCATCTCATATCCGTGACGTTCTAAGAACTGACTGACCTGCTCCATCCTTTGTTCATTACTTGATAAAATCACCGTTCCACCTGAGATGGAAACTGTAATGCCACCATCGGCGACAGAGCGCAGATTCACAATGCCAAGGGTCTTGGCGTCGGGGCAGATGGCACGGACAAAGCCAGGTCTATCTTTAGTGACGGTCAAGGACAAGGCGCCGTCAATGCCACGGCCAAATGGCTGTTCGACGCTGACGCTGACAGCGACCCCATCAATATCTGCTCTCTTGGCTTGCGCTCCAATGGCGTAATTGCCGCGAGTATCTTTGCTCTTAGTAACGTGGTCAATGGTCAAGATGCCAGAGCCAAAGGTTCTAAGTGGTCTAAGGATTGTCTGGCTGAAATGAGTTGCATCTTTGTTCTTCTCTAAATCTAGCCCCATTAGATTCATTGCTGCATTGACACCATCAACAACGATAAGAGATGGCTTAAATTCAGCCAAGGATGCCATTAACGCTTCTGATACCGCTGGTGTGTGGGGAGAATCTGGGTTTGCATAAAGGAATGCCTTAAATCGCTCTGTAGGCGTTTTCAGGGTCTTTAATCGGTTAAGGATGCCGCGAGCGCTATCTTCAAAGTCAATATAAAAGACTGTGTTGCCAGCGACTAACTCTTGTCTTACTGCCTCTAGCGCAACCCAAGTCTTTCCTGATTCTGATTCGCCAAAGATGGCGTTGATTTTGCCAGGATATAAAATGAAGTTGCCATCTTCTCTTTTAAGCATCGTTGGTTGAACATCGGCTTCAAGTTCATAATCACCGATTTCCTTTGGTATCCAAGATGAATCAGCAATGACATTGCCTTCTTCATCGTGCATCTGCACCCCTGATGGGTTGTAATCAGGCAGATTCAAGGCTTGCAATTCTTTAGATTCACCATAACCTAATTGACGCAGGGCTTTGGCTGATGCTTTGAAATCACCTTGATGTTCAATCAGGGCGTAGGCAGCAAACTTTGAATATGAAGTCTCTGATTCAAATACTGATGATGTTGTAAAACAATAGAACTTGTCGGTGCCAGCGTGATTGGTGGTGGCACTTACCCCTTCGCTCTTACCAGGTCTGCGCCAGGCGGTGACACCATCGCGGGTAGTATAAACCTTTGTCCAACCTAATGGTTCCAAAATTTGTGGCCAGGAGACTTTGCGATTGTAGTCATCACCTGGTGTCATTGGTCCTTCTGGTTTTGTCTTGATTTCTTCTGCGATGTATTCGGCTTTTGGAATCTCATCAAACATTGCAAATAAGTGATGAAGAGCGTCACGTTCTTCCCTAGTGATAGTGGGGATGGACGCAGGCCCGCCGATAAGCATTGTCCACGCTCCGCCTGACGGATGGCAGGAGCCATTCGTCGGTGCCACAATCACAAAGCCGCCTTCGCCTCTTGTTTCGGCTAAGACATCAATGTTGCCATTTTCTCCAGGGCGCCTGGCAAGTTTAGTATTGCCTGGAACTTCGCCATCAATGCGATAAAGCCAGTGAATACCGCCAGATGGCGTTGTCTCCACATATCCTGCATTTAATTTGTTCCACAAGTATTCAAGGCCAGAGTTCTTTGCAATCTCTGCAATATCTAAATGCATCTTGGCTGCTACTGCTCTGCCTTCAAGTTCTAACATCTCTAAGTTGCCAGAGACTTTCCCGCAAATGACACCGACACCTTGCGCATCTGAAAACCAACGCATCAACTCATCAGTTGTTGGTCTGCGCTCTTGATATTGTTTCCAAGTATCAAGTCCTGGCCTCTTGCTTCCATCCGTTGCAACTGGCACTACTGAAATGCCAGTGTTGGCAAGTTGTAGCGCTCTAAGCAAGATGTCAGATTTCATATTGACCACCATCCCCGAATCGTTCCCCCTAGTGGGCAGATATTCCAATCTGCCTTTCCGTCTCTAATCCATTGCTTATGAAGTTCTATTTGAAACTCAAAATCCGTTTCGTGGGTATCTCTCCCACAATCAGGACATATGGCAACTCCGATGATTTGAAAGATATGGCGACAAGGCTTCTCTTCCTTCAACTGTTGACGGGTCATTATTCACCTCTAAATATCCTTCGAGTTTCAACTGTTCGACAATTGCAAGACCCATCTGAAAAGGTGTATCAGGCAAAGCCATTTCATATAATCGCCACAAGATATTGGCAATCGCTCCTTCGGGCGAATGGCGGCTCATAAAAGCCTCGCCTTCATCTCTTCAATTGCAAACTCAATGCGAGCCTTAGCAATTGGCAGATATTCATCGGTCAATTCAATTCCAACAAACTCAAATCCTTCATACATTGCAGCCTTGCCAGTGCTCCCGCTACCCATAAACGGGTCAAGAACGATGCCACCAGGCGGTGTCACTAGGCGACAGAGATAGCGCATTAGGTCTGTTGGTTTGACAGTTGGGTGATGGTTAAGTTTTTTTGTTGCAGTTTCAGGGTCGTGTTCTTTCCCACCAATACCATTAGACATTGTGGGTGCGAACTTCGCCTCAAACCCATCGAGGCCCTCATTCCTGTCGCGCTTGCTTGCCTTGGCGCAGTAGAAGAAGCGAGCGGCGCTGCCACTGTCGCCAAATCCAAGTTGCTCGGTGTCTGCCTCTTTCGGGTTCCAATCAATGTTTGCGGTTGCCTTACTTGAACGCAGATAAGTCTTTGGTGATTTCGTATCAGGAAACAAGGCCATAACCTCGTCACTGCCATCGTGAATGACATTGGCGGGCCAACGGCCTGCGGGTGCTTCACCTGTTGATTGTGTTTGCGCATCATCTGCAAGAGTTGAGCCAGGTCTTGACATTTCTTTTGAAGAGTAATTTCGAGTTGCGGGCCAAGTTTCTACAGTTGTTCCAACCCTCGCACCATCAATGTTCAACCCGCCAGTGCCATAGGTCAGCACATTGGCGGCGACAGTGCCGATGAGAGGCTTGCGGGCGACAACGATGGGTTCGTGCGCTGGCTTTAGCGCTGTTCCCCAGCCTTGCCATTGCTTCGCCTCAGCGGATAATTCTATGATGTCATATTCACCAGGCGAAGCATTCATTCTCGCAACATCGCCTTCTTCTGAATCAGGCCGATTCCAAGAGGTTCCTTTACCAACAACTTCACCTTCAAATCCCGAAGCCTTATCTATTCCTTTTGCAATGTTATGCGACTTAGGAAAACCTGAACCATAAATCCACATAATCTGGTCGCGAATCTCAAAGCCTGCATCCTCAATGGCAACTGCCATTCGGTGATAGGTGCGAGAGCCTGAGAAGGCGAGCAAGTGACCCCCAGGCTTTAGCACCCGCATCACTTCTTGCCATAACTCAACAGAATAGGCAACACCTGTGGCATCCCAACTCTTGCCCATAAAGCCGAGTTCATAGGGCGGGTCAGTGACGACAGAATCAATGCTGTTATCAGCCAAGTTCTTTAGCACCTCACGATTATCGCCGTGATGTATTTGGTATTGCATCCTGCCCCCTTGCTAGTTGTTTTCTTGTGGAACTGGTGGAATCGAACCACCACACATCTTTGACCCCGATGACGTGTCCCCCAGGCGTTCCGTCTTGGTTGGAAACGGAAGGGAAACCAACCAAGATTCTATTTATACTGGCTTTGCTCCTAGTTGCCCAAGTAGCGCTAGAACTTCTGGCGATAGATTGTTTGGGTCAACAGGCGCAGGCGCAGGCGTTGCCTCTGGCTTTGCTCCCGCACTGCCAAGATAGGCATTTGCTTTTGCTAGTGCTGCTGCATCACCTGTGGCGTCAATGAGAATCCACGGTGCCGATTTTCCAGGCTTGGCAGTTCCCTGTCCAATACGGGCAAGAACCTTCTGACCTGTTTTACTCTTGAGAGCATTGCGTAATGCGACATTGAACCAAAGAAGCGATGAATGCTCCTTGTTGGTATCAAGGTCAATGATGTTCACTTCGATTGCTTCTGCTTCTCCGTGAACGGTTGGAATACCTGTCTTGTATTCCATAGGTGAGATGATAAGCAAGTGATTCGCTAGGTCAGCGACTTTTACGATATCACTTGTGTTGTTACTTGGTGCGACGAAGGCCATTCCCCCGACTCCATTTCTGTTAGTTGTTTTCTCTAACTCTATTCATTGCATCTTCTTCATTGTTTTTTACAACGTCGTTGATTGTAGGTTCATTATCAAATACTGCGATGTAATCTTCTGGCAACTCATCTTCTGTTACTAACAGACAGATGTAGGCATCACCACGGATGCCAAGGCATCTTGCAACTAAGCGCAAAACTAAGGCTTGAAATCTATTCATTGAAGAGATTATCAATTTAGGCTTGGGTGTCACCGTTGCATCCTTTCGCTAAATCTTTGCTAAATGGTATGAAATATGGACACCAATTACAGTTCCGCGATGGCGCTGCTGGTATCACATTGAGCATTGTTGGATTGGCTTCTACATCTACCGTTGAAAGTAACGTGTAAAGGTCATCAATGCGTGACAAGGCTTTCAATGCAACGCTCTCATCATAGTCAAAGAGTTCGCAGTGCATATCTTCTAAAGCCCCTGATGTTGGCAGATAGACTAGACCGACCTTGTTGACGGTAGCACCTGATTGGGCTTTACCGTAACCATAAAGTTGAATCTGCACCTGCTGCTGAATCGTCGCACCTTCACTGCGACGCTCTTTCAACTGATTAAATCCGACAGTTTTCCAATCCAGGACAATGCCACGGATGCTGTCAAATAGGTCAACAGTTCCCGATAAGTTGGAACGAATCACAACCCGCTGCTCAACTTCGTAGCCTTCAATTTTGCCAAAGACTTCAGCCAAGTATGCGTGGATTGCAATGCCGACTTGGGCTGCCCAAGAGGAAGAGCCGTTTTCATTTGGCTTCTCCCAATCAAGCAGTTTGTAAGCCAACCTGCGTGAACATTCGTGTCCAATCTCTGAAGGACCGATGGCAATTTGCTTGCTTCTCGGCGACCAGGTTCCAGCCTGCACAATCAAATCTTTCAATTGTTGCGCAACTTGTTGACCTGGTGAAGATATTGATGCAAAGGTCATTCGTCATCCTCATCTTCCCAGATTTCTTCATCTGGAATTGACGGTGTGATTGGACTTATCCAAGGATTGTTAATGCTCATTGATTATCAATCAAAGAGAATCTGCGAGTTTGTTGAATTACTTCAAGCATCTCGATAACTTGTGGTGGCAAGATTTCTCTAGCGCGTTTGGTGTCAAAGCGTTTAGATTCAATCTGGGTCCATCGGATGACGGTTTGCCCATTGTGAACCGCTTCCTCGCAATCGCCCAGAGCAGTCTCCAGGCGAGAGCGAGCAATATCGGCAACTTCTTGCCATTCTTTAATCTTGGCCAAGGCTTCTCGGTATTGCTTTAGCCATTGAGCAGTGTTGTCATCTAAGACAACAACACCTTTTTCTATTTGCATTGACATAGTTACCCCCTAGTCATTTTTTAGTACCAATTATGGCGCTGGAAGTGAATCCAGGCATTGCACGGCGTTAAATGCCGACGATGGATATACGCCAAGGTTGCTACAGTTTGAGCGACACCAGCCTCAGAATGTTTCATCCCAAGACCTTTATATGTTCCGCGAAGCAACTGCCCAATTCCACGGGCGCTGCTCTTAGGATTCTTGGCCTTGGGATTCCAAGCGGATTCCTTACCGACCAATTTTGTAAAACAGGCGAACTGTTTTTTTGTTAGCAATTCCCGCGCTATCTCCTTGGCATTGACCTGCATTAGTGCTGGTCTTTCCTTGTAGATGACGGTGGCGGGTATTGCTGGCTGTGGTGCAAAAGCAGCGTTGACCAATAGTGATGTCATTGCTGAAACCCCGATGATAATGGCGATTCCCCGCCACGTTTTTCGTCTGTTAGTTGTGATTGGATTTCTCCTTCCAATTTCACACCAGCACGCTTGAGAACAGTCGTTACATA